TTGGTCGCACACGGGACACGATTCATTCTCTTCGAAAAAGGTGACCCGCTTCTCGAGGTGGCGGATAGTCGATTGCTTATCTTGACCTCTGAGGAGTAAGTCCTGCTTCCTACTCTGTAGCAGTTGTAACCCCTGTTCGGCCTGTGATACAGATTCATCGAGTCCGACGCTAAGCTCACTATTCTCAGCCTGTAGTTCATCGATGAGACTCTGCGATTCAGATATCCTAGATTCATAGTTCCTCCTATTCTCCTCTGTAAGAATAGAAACATCAGAGATATATTTTTTCTGTGTTTCAACTTTATTCTTGCTAAGGTCAATCTGGTAGGATATGTCTTTGAGATTCTCTTTTATCGCATTTGTTTCTTCCTTTAGTAACTGATTCATTCTAGAGAATACGCCGATGTCAAGTAAGTCTTCGATTACGCCACGACGTAAACCAGGATTCAACTGCATGAATGGTACAAAGTTAGATGAACCAAGTACCACAACCTGGTGAAATGATTTGTGGTTTAATTTTAAGATGTTTTGTTCGAGTATACGCTGGTATTCTTTTGAATGAGATGACTGATTAATCATTTCATCGTTCTTCCAGATCTCAAACTTTACCGGTCTATCACCACGTACAATCTTAAAACGTGATTGGCCAATCTCAAACTCAACTTCAACCATGCTGCCTTTGCCGTTGATTGAGTTAATTAATTGAGTCTTGTTAATATTTCTATGTGCCTTGCCAAATAAGCCAAATGACAAAGCATCTAACATAGTAGATTTACCAGAACCATTTTGGCCCACTATCAAAGTGTGCTTATGTCTGGTCAAATCTATCTCAGTAAAATTGTTACCCGTTGATAAGAAGTTCTTATAACGAAGGTGAGTAAATTTTATCATGCAATCTCTAATGCCTGCGCCTGATTCATCAGGTCTCTCATCATGGTTTTGATTCGATCCTTATCCAGATCTGTTTCAACACCATCAACATAATCATCCATTAGCCGTGGAGTGTCATCCACTTCCAATCCTTCATCGTCAACATTCATGCCGATAAACTCGTTAAAGTTCTCAGATATTTTTAAGTCTAAGACATCTTGATTCTGTACCCGATCTACGAATCGGTCAAAGGTAAACGAATCTGTCTTTTCAACTACTACGATCTTTACGAATTTTTTATTTAAATGTTCGACGTTATAGTTATTATAATCGGTTTCTCGGTCATTGTACACAATTTTTTCGAATAAAGTGTAAGGATTATGAATTCTCTCGATTTCACGTGTTTCTGTATCGATCACGTGAAAGTATTTTTTATCGTGTGCGTCAGACCAGAAGAACTCCATTTGACTACCAAGATACCAGATATTATCTTGTCTTGATCCACAATGATAGTGGCCAGTTAAAACTAGTTCAAACTTATTAAATATTTCTCTACTCATACCGTGTACGTTAGTTACACCACGCATCATCTCAAATCCATTGAGTTCTAGATGTGCACCTAACCAGTCTGCTTTACAGTCGTTGATAAACTGCATAGACTTTTCGTAGTTATCCATACATATCCACGGCAACATAGCAATCTTCAGGGAACCATAGTTCATGACTGTTGGTTCCATAATGATATTGACTTCGTTCATAAAGTGACCAAGTAGTTCTTTCAAACTATTCATGTCGTTTGTATTCTTAAAATAAGTATCGTGGTTACCTGGAACGATGTCCATAGTCATACCGTACTTACGCATTTCTTGTAGAAAACATTTTCTATTATGATTCAATGCTTTAATATTGACTACCTTACGATTATCGTAGTAATCACCCAGATGTAAGATCTGAGTAATGCCACGTTTTTCGCACTCAGGAAAGAACACCTTAGAATAAAATTCTTCGGCGTTTTCTAAGAATATTTGGGATGAGTTACGAATACCGCAGTGAGTATCGTTGAGTACTGCTATCTTCAATTAAAAAAACTCCATACACAATAGATATAAAACGCTGCAATAGAAGCGAGTATTGAACCTACCGTAAAGACTTCAATACTATCGTGTGTTCTATAAAAATTCAGATAAGTCTGAGTCAGCCGATACAGTACGCTTTTTTCTTTTCTTTTCAATTTTACTTAACTCCTTCACTTCAGTATCAACAAACTTGACCCGATCGATTCTGGTCTTGAGTGTGTCAACAAACATTTCCGCCACTAAACCCGATTGGTCATCCCCGTGTTCGTTAACCATAAAGTCTTCGATACCAGAGTTGGCGATATATTTCATCTTAATGTCTTGTTGCTTCTTTTCTTTAGCGATACGTCTTAGGAAAGCATACCACGTAATCTGTGTAAAGTAAGCAAAAGCGTTCGGTTTACCAGTTCGAGTAGCAGCTTCAATATCGTAATTGTTGATAGCCTTCAAACAATTTTCTACGGCATCCATTACCATTTCTTCACGATAGGTGTAACGAATAAAATTTGCCTTGTGTGATAAGCCTTCAGCGATACGTAAGAAACATTGTGCTACGTAGTTAGGTACCTTTGGGATCGTCGTATTTTTATTTTTTGCTTCATTTACCGTTGTAACGTAATCAACCACTGCCTGAGAGAAGTCTGCGTTATTTACGTAATGAATGCTTTGTTTTTTCTGACGCATTATGTAATCTCCACATTATGAATATTATTATACCACGTATAGATGAATTTGTACATATGTTTTTTTGCGAATGATACTAAAATATTTTTGTGTACAAACCGTGCAAACTGTGGTATAATAAATTAAGGTTTTTTGGAGAGGGTAGTATACCCGTCAAGCTCCGTCCTTGGTTCGGTAGTTCCACTCGTCGGTGTGACCAACAGACCATTTAGGTTCGGTTTCTACTCGATAATTTTGAGTACAAACTTTAAAGTCTGGCGTCTTGGTATCGTCAAGAGTCAGACTCGAATCTTTCCATATAACTCTATTATTCGGTTGAGCAGCAAATTGTCCATTATCCAGTTCTATTACATTAAAGCTTTTATGCTCAGGATCTTCTTCACTAAAATTAATATCGATGAGAGATCGATCGCGATGCGCGTTATCAATGGTAAACAGATATTCTCCAGCGTGGAACTGTTTATCCTTACCAAAAAACTCACAGCGGGATAGAATCGGTTTTTCAACTACAGTAAGATCGTAGTCAAAGCAATCCCACAACTGCAATACGTCAAGAGGTAGATCTGGATCTGGTGTAACTGGTTCTGATACAAACGCAGACAATGGTAACTTATCGTAAAGCGCGCCGTATTCGGTTAACAGTGTCTCAAAGTACAAAGCCTTGTACTGAGTTGACTTAACTGAGATCCAAATACCAGGTGTAAACTCTCCGAAACCTTTTTGGTGGTCATAGAGATATTCTTTTCGAACCCATACTGGATGGGGCGGAAGTGGGTGTATTAGAAAAGCCATTAGTGTATCGTATCCTTTGGTTTAAATATTACTACATTCTCGCCAAGTTTCTTAGCCTCTTTGTCTTCTTCATCGATCTCGTCCTGCACCATCTGTTCGATATATCCTTCCATCTCTTCGCTGTCCATCATCTCGAAGTCTTCGAGTGTAGCTCCGAGTTTAGTAAACTTACTCATACGCTTTACTGCAGATGCGTAATGTTTCATAATGTTCTTAGATGGAATAGCCTCTACAATGAGTTGATCGGTGTGTACGAGTTGTAGCGCCTCGACGTCAGACGTAAAAGATATAAAAGGACGAAAAGCAAAATAACTGTAACCTTCATCAATATTCTCTACTTCTATGATTCGCATAGCCGCCCGTACGACCATATGATTTTTTTCTTCGTCTACTACATCAGCAATAATCTCGTCACCATTGGCAAATTTTAACTGCTTGAATGTCATAGTGCTACCTTATATGTTTTATGGTTAAACTTTTCTTTTTCATAGATCTTAAGTCGTTCGTTTCCATGAAGCCATGCAAAGTTCTTTTTATTATCGGTACTAATATTATCTATAATGTCGTACAGTGTGGTTGGCTCGTCGTTATCAGATTTTCTTAATCCTCGTCCAATGCTTTGAAGAACTCTGATTTGCGATTTCGAAGGAGACGCGAAGATGATATTATGCAAATTACGGATGTTAATACCAGTACTGAAAGTGCCCAAACTAGCGACGATGATAGCATTTTTCTGTTTCTCCACTATGCCACGAATGGCTTCTCTATCTGAAGTTTGAACATCGCCTGACACAAAAAATACGCGCCTATCTTCTGAAGATTTATCTTGTATCATTTGAAACAAAGGTTTGCCATGTTTCTCTACATAATTAAAGAGAACTAATGTATTACCATTTTGATCTAAAGCTAAGTTAGATATGAAATTGTTTCTCTTAGTTTGTGATACAATAAATTCTATTTCTTCTTGATAAGTTCTCTTTCCGAACTCTTCCTTAAGCTCATTAGAATAATCAAGTATAATTCTATTTATGTTTAGTTGTGCTAGCGTGTCATTATCTTGTAATTTCTTTGTTGTTGTAACTTTATATATCTTACCAAATAAACCTTGCAACACTAATTCATGTGTTTGCGTTCCATCAAGTGTACCCGTAGTACCATATCTGTACGGTGCTTCGGTAGCTTTATTCATAATTTGCATGAGTGACTTTGATTTGAAACCATGACACTCATCACCAATAACCATACCAAATGGTTCGAACCAAGTTTTAGGA